GAAGTTCCGAATTAATGAATTAATAATTATTTCAAGCGACGTTATGGCTAATGAACGGGTATTTCAAAAACCTTGTTGAGTAAACAACTTCCGATATAAGTATAAGAATTTCTTACATCTCCCCCGATATAGGAGGAGTTCTTAAATTCTCATCGCCTACCATTTAAATGAATAGACGCCACTTAGCTACCAATTAAGGTACCTATATCGGGGTTTGATGCGATTATATACTGAAGATATATAATGGCATACCTAGCTTTTAACCTAGGATTTGGTTTTGCAACCTCCCTTGTCGGGATTCGCAGGGTGTGCAACCGCCTTTGACAGGCTTCGCACGGGTGTGCAACCGCCTTTGACAGGCTTCGCACTGACATGAACCGCCTTTTACAGGCTTCTATGTCAAAAGAGGAGGAACTACATCCCACTTCTTTGGTTTAAGGACTGGTGGTCCAACCATAAGAAAGAAAGATAAGTCATCTCCTCCACTCTCAAGGCCGATTACTGAATTCGTTTGGGTAAACGTAGACGAGTTTTCAACATTGAGTTGCACAGCAGTATGTGGTTGTGTTTGAGTTTGTCTTGTACTAACAGTATGCAAAGGTTTTGCAATAAACTTAGAATAGTACGGTACATTGACCTCTAACGCACCCACGTCCTTGCCACTCTGAAAAAGAGCCACTTCATCCGAATTATCTGTCACCAAAGGAGACAGGGCATTCGTTAATGCGGCAGTAATAAAGAGAAACTGGGATTTTGGAATGATCTTTGAACGATAACTTCCATAATACATCCTATATAGATGAGCAATAGTGCCCATCCACGTATGGGGCATATTATAGGTAATATCAGTGTTCGATGGTCTTGTTCCAAATTCATCTCCAGTTATAAAAGGCAAGGGACTGATTATGCCGGTGAAATCTTCGCTTGCGCGAAAAGACACCATGTTCCTTTTCAACAGTTGCCGTAAACTTGTAAAGTATTCACCGACGGTATAGGGTTTGACTTCTATATTACGGTGTTGGCACATGTCGATGGAACCTTGGGCGACGTTTCCTTTGTCATTCCAGTACTGTCTACTTTTTGCTGCTGGTGGTGGATCCGGTGGGGGTTCCACATAACCAGGCGTGCAATGTAGTGTGGGACGGGCCAGTTCGAAATCAGCTCCAGCTGAGTAGAATATTCCATAATCTATATTACTAGAAATGTTGGGAGGACTTTGCAGTTTATTAACTACATAGATCCCAACAGAACCATTAGTACAGATAGGAGGTACTACAAAGTTGTCACCAAGAACTCGAACTGTTTCCTTCCATGGTTGAGTACTCAAATAGAAAACTTCGAACACCAAGTCTTCACAGTCTTTCTCTGTTTGGTTGGTTATATCATACAAAATGGAGTAGTTTGTAGTCATCTCATCCGTAAAGTCATCAGGTATTTCATCTGATGCTAAATTCGGAAAATGGACAACTAATATTCTTCCATTATGATACTGAGTTTTATAGAACTCAATTTTGTACTTTATTGAACCACGCCAAAACGAAGCAAGAGAGGCTGCGAAACCCAAACTTCCCACAAACATTTCGCCACTGTCAAGTAGGCCAAATGCGTGTTCCGTAATGGGACAGACATTGAAAGCTCCAATTCTGGTACCTGGTACATCACTATCCAACCAAGGATAGCGTTGCATCATGTTCCATTTTGTTGTTAGAGCATTTAAATGCATCTCATCTTCGTGCTGATCGCCCGCAACTACTGAATTATCTTGTATAAGAGCCAGTGTAGTTGAAGTGTCTTTGCCTTCAGAATGCATGAAATTCGCGTTTGGTTTATGAATATGTTGAACAGGCATTGTTAAATCAGTTGGTTTAGACCAACCAAAATATGCCGCTACCATATTTAACCCGCGGAAAAACCATCCAATTCCTGCAGCAAAGTCTCCAATTACTGGTACACCTGATAATGATGAAGCAATTGTAGACATTCCAGCTGAAATTTGAGTAACAGGACCAGTAGTCTCACCTTCTTTGGTATCTCTAAGAGATACACCCGGAGTGACGCCTGATGATCCAGTTGCATTTTTCGTTGTCTTGTTGTGCTTCTTGACTGTCTTTGAATTAAGTCTTGATCTACCTTGAGCCACATTTCCGGAGAAACTGGTCAGAGCGGGCCCGCTAACGGGTACTCTCCACTTAGGGTTGATCATACGACCAAAAACTGAGACTGTGCAATTTGCACCAGTGAAACCTTCCTTGTACTTTGAAAGTACGAACACTTCCACCTTTCCAATTCTGAGATCAATCTGATCTTTCTTGTACAGATCCAAATACTCTGTCCAAAATGTATACGGTATTCTGAGAGTAGCACTATGTGCTTTTCCCAAGTTAAGTATGACATGAGGATAAGTAGTCAGGGCTGAGAACCATCTGTTGGAATGATGTAAGGCATCGACTTCTGCGGCCAAGGGATTCCAGATCATGATAAGAGCTCCTTGTGCAAATGGCGTAGCATTTGCTTTTAGCTCAATTTCAAAATCACTCTGGAGGTATCTAAAGTTTCCCAATTTATTTCGTAGAAACGGACTTGTATCAAGTAACTTTTCTGGTAACCAGGTCTCCGACACAGGCACTTGCTGATTCGCTTGGAAATTTGCAAGGCTGTACGTAGCACCAAGGGCACCATCAGTCTCCGCCCAAACAAAACGTTCTAATAACACATTACGTGAAAGTTGTTCGTTCATGTCATGGACAGTTGATTCAGTGTTCGATTCTATGGAGAAAATTGTTCTATCCACAGATACTTCAGAGTCATTTTGGACATCATGAGTCAGTGAGGCTATTGTAGATTCCTCATTCGGTTTACTACTCCGATCTATTGTTTCATTAGTACTAGCAGCTTTCAAGAATAACTCTCATGGGGCCAAAGCTATAGCCTCAATGAGAGGTCCTACTGTTTTAATGGGATCGCCATCGCATACAGCTTAATGCACATAAGAGAGATTAGCACGGTTTTCTATTTTATAGGGTTCCATAGAATCTGGTATAATCTCAATTTGGGCAACCTCCTTTGTCAGGATTCGCCCTGCGCCCCGCCTTTTACAGGCTTCGCGCAACATTTTTACGTGTGCTACCACGTGTGCCCCTCCCGAAGGAGAGGTCGGATTTTTGTAAGTCTTACCTTATCCGCCAAAGTTTAAAGTATCTTCGATCCACATGTGCGAATAACAGGGAATATTGATCCCGATATCCAGCTCATCATCGATGCGTTCATAAATATTGGCGTACCTCTCGTATACATCTTCACCATGATAGAATAGTTCTCTCAAAGAAGTTTCTACGTTTTCACAAGTTGAAGTCTTAATAAGATTTCCTCTCACCCAGTTGGCCATGTCAAGCACTACGTCTAAACGCAGTGGTGCACGGTAATAACCTTTTTGGTCACGGGTGAAAGATCTTTTCAAGAATTCAACTTCTGATAACTTACGAAACTCGATGAGTTCACCAGTCTTGGCTTCATCAGTATACTCGAAGTTGATTGTCGCTAATGCTTCCGACACAGTTACCTGATTGTAAACATTAGCTATGTCCGGGTGCACATTCACTACGTTGTCATCACCATAAGAAATCATAGAGACTTCCTTGGTAAAGTCGTATTTGAAGTGCGGGGTCAGTCCAGTTTTGTATGCGTTTACCTTTGTGACAAGATATGCGTAGCGCATGACAAACGAGTTGGCAATGGAGTTGATTATAACAGTAAACGGATTCCCAGAAGGCTGAGAATGCGTTTGCCGATACAAAGAATTGTTTACCAAAACATTTGTGGCGCAGATATCTTCCCACAGTACGGCACGGATAAGTGCGTTCTCGGGACCGTCATCATACCACTCATTGATCAAATCTAAGATTATTTGCAAAATTTGATAGCTCATAGAACCATCATAGTTTCCAAAATCGCCTGCAAAGACGAGTTCACCCTTCGATTTGAGTTTTTGAGCGATACGGTGCCAGTCCATAGAATACACATTCGTACCCACGGCAATTTCATTGTCGATGCGATTAGTCATAATCATATTCGCAAAGGCCATGAAATACATACGGAAAGCAATGACATAATGCATAGGGGCTGCTTCGAAAACTCGCGTCTTCATAGCATCCACCTTTGCTTTAGGTCGGCGTTCGTCCTTTAGAGTAGCCACGAAGATAACATCTCCTCTCTTAGCCTGTTTGCAACTTTCGATCAAAGTTTGAACATCTTCTTTTACTTCATCATCAATAATATACTCCTCATCGCTACCCAACCAATGTTGTTTGCCCTTTGCAGGGTTTTCAAGATTGAATGGGTAACCAGGAGAAGTAGTACGGTTGATGGGAGCAATAAATTGTTCACCTTCGATGCCTTCAACACCTTCTTGCATGTTTAGTACACGTCTTATATCACTATCCTTAAAGATAACCTTCTTCAGATCATCTTTAATGACTTTGACATACTCGTCGTCTAACCACACTTGTTCCTTGGTCACTTTACTGATGCCTTTGATTTTTGGGTCGATCAACACTCCATCTACTTCTTTTGGTCGTAGATGAGCTGGTTTGGTTGTCGTTTCCATTACACGGTTGTGTATCAAAGACGGGTTCAGTTGAGATTTAGACGGGGCGCTAGGTACCTTTTTCATTTCACCAATGTGTTCTATGTCACCGGGGATGACAGTAGAAGCACCGGCTTGTGCGTAGGGTAAGCGTCCATCAATTTTACTCATGATACCAAAGTTCTTTAGATTGTGCTTTAGGAATTGTTGCGAGACAGGATAGATAAAAGAGTATCCAAGTTGAGGATTACCGGCCACGTGCAGTCCAACTAGTTTTGAATTGAAAGTTTTACCTTCCAACGCTACTAGTGAACCACATAGTCCTGATCCGTTCCATATGTTCGTAGAGATGTAAGAGTTTACTGTCACTATTTCACCTTTGAGAGATGTGTACTCAAGAGTACTATCCACAAAGTTGAAATCAGATGACTTATTCTCTTTCACCACCACAAAGTTTTTGGTGGGGTTCAAGACCAACGAAGATCTTATGATAGCTGTTGCTTCTTTATTCAGAAATTGAAAATTGTTCGCGCAAAGGAACTTATTCGTAATATCTGGGAAGGCAGCAACACACTTAGGAAGTTCGACCATAGCAAGATCAACAGGGTTACCTGCTGCGTCTTGACATTGAACTATCTTAAGCTGTTCTTTCATAAACTTCATCGGTGGACAGTTGGGGTTTACATGCCTTAATTGAATAGAAGCAAAGTCCAGTGCAAACATATGATTGGTTGTGATACCAATCCTGCCTGTCACAAAAACAATGTTACTATCCAAAGTACGTCCTTCATTAGTTTCGATGATCAAAGATCTTGCATTCTTTTCAACGGTAGAGGTTACCATTTCATAGGATACAAGGTCTCGACGTCGCAACTTATCAAGTACGTTAGACGTGTATACCTTCGATTCAGAGGCTCCTGGGTTGCCTTGTGCAACATTTCTTACCAAAGTCTTGCGAGTGTTTATTTCGCGAGATTCAGCAGTGTTACGCAAGTGTAGCTTCCTTGTCGACAGCTCTCTGGACTCGGCTTGATTTCCACATACACACGGGGTGCATGTTTCTAAAAGCCTAGCCAGTTGAGGTGCGTCAAGGTCGAGCAAGCTACTGCTAACCAGGATCTGGACACGATTTGCGTCACAAGATGAACATCCTGTGAAACTCCTCATATCGCAGAAATTACACTTTCCACAAGCATATGTCGTTTTACCGCCATGTGCTACGTAGTCACATTTCTCTTTAGTTTTCTCTCCAGTAAGTACCGAGAAGGTCTTTTTGGCTATGAAGTACGAGACAACCGCTGTACCAATCATAATCAAAATATCCATTACGTCCTTACCGTATTTGAGTGCACCGTCCACTGCAGACTTCGAAAAGTCGCAAGCTTTGTGATACACACAACCAAACATTGCAGTTGTATATTCCATGAACTGCTCAGCAACGCTAGTTACTTTGTTTTTAACTTTAAAAACAAAGGCAGCGATGTGGTTGCTTAAGAAATCTGAGAACTGAGTGTAATATCCTTTGAATGCCGTCCGGAGGTCCATCTTCTTAACCGTTTCACGAACTTGAGTAATTTTGTCATTGAGGTAGGCTAGGGGTCCAGTGAAAGTTTCCTTCACCTTTTCCTTTGCACCTATGTACTCAATCTTCTCAAGACTGGCAAGAATCTCCTCAGAAGTCATTTCCTGCTTCAATTCTGTGATGCGATCTAATAGGGTTGATTGATCTGTTTCCTTAGGATCAATACCGTTTCGGGCACACATATCTTCAAAGAGGCTTGTTTCTTCCGCGTCCTTTTCATCATAATTCTCGTTTATTATTTCCATGAAACGATCATATGAAAGACCTGCTTTCGTTACAACAACACCTTCAGTAGTCATTCTATAAAGTTTGAACTGATATTGGCATGTCTTGAAAGCTCCTGACACAATTCCGTTTTGTGCTTCGTATGCAGCAATTTTGTCTTTGTCTGGTTTGTAGTATCCTTCATCACAAAGGGTACCGCATTCCTGCCTGACAGAAACTTCTGCACATAGATGCATTCTACGATAAAGTGCCGCTGGGGTCGTTATGGACAGTGGTTGAGGATTCTCGGTGTTAGAGGAAAATATAACAACTCTAGAGTTGAAATAAGTTGACTTCTTATCACGAATTTCCGACATATGAAGTTGAAGTGGTGAACTATTTACAATAGATATCACTTCAGCAATCTCCGGGTTTGGAGCCTGCGGACTATCAACAATCTGCATAAAATCATCATAGATAACAATGGGCTGGTTAAAATAACCATCCCAAAATTCATTATCTACACGACGATTATATGCACAATGTTGTAGTTGCAGATTTGGGTCTTCATTTTTCTTCATTCGATCAAATAGGGCAATCTTAAGATTCTCCTGAAACTGAGTCTTTCCAGTACCTGATTTACCATACAGGTAGATCGTGAGTGGGGTTTTCCGGGTGATCAAGTTGTTGATGGGTGCGTTGCGGGCAATAGTAACAAAGGGTGTTAACTTTTGCTGAACGGCTGTTATCAACTGTGCCTTAGTCCGATCTTCTGCGATGATGGAAGCAGTTCTGCTCTTCATCAGACGGGCATCTAACTTGATTATTTCCTCACAAACTTTCTTGTTCGTTTCTATCTCTTTGGGGTCAGCCGATGTAAGCACTTCTGCAAGTGCCAAATCATTCGCTAGACCGGGATAGTTGACGATGTCATCAATTTCTTTCTTGGTCTTACCATATCTAAATCTATAGTAACGATCAACAACGTAACTGATGACAAATTCAACAAACTCCCGCACAGCACGAAATCCTTGTGATGCGCGTCCAATGAGAGCGAAATGTTCCTTGATAGTCGTCATTGTAATCAACTTGCCTGTAGTAATCATGTCCGTGATACAAACAAATTGACTTAGGAGATACACAAGAGGAGGGAAGGAGAGCCAGGCTAATGCGGATTGCGCCTCATTAACTGGGGGTTCAGTGATAGGTTCTTCTCCAAAGAGGTCTCTCAGAGCATCTCCGTCACTTTTCCTTGTCATGTCATTGAAGTATTCCGTATCCATGGCCGGTTCAAACACTACAGGTTTGGTCTCAATTCTGTAATCCATTATGTACTTCACTAAAGTGAAGACACGATCGATTCCCACATTCATCAAGATGCTAAGATGTTTGCATAATCCAATAGAGTTAGACAGAGTTTGTCCATTTTCCATTATATTGGATATCCATAGCATGAGGTCGAATAAGCTGGGGTTCAGAAACTTTTCCATCTTTGAGATAAACCTGTAAATTCCATCAGTTACCATTGTCATAGAGTGTACTAAGCCACCTGCGTGGTTAACGGTTTCAGTGACACCGTCAATCGCTTCGTTGATCTTAGTGGGAGTATTGAAAATATCTAGCAAACCTTGAGCTTCATTGCCTTTAGCGAAGGCAAGCTCCTTGCGTTTCTTATTTCTCTCCCTTTTCTCCAATTCAAGACTACGTTGAGTCCGACTAGCCAGTCTCTTCTCACGTTCTTCAAGAATTTTCGCTTTCCGTTCGAGTTGTTTCTCCTTGCGTTCAATGTACTCCATTCTTCCTTGAGCAACATTGCCGTTCCACTCATCATCCCAACTCGGCATGTGGAAAAGATCTTCCTTCACTTGATCCTTCTCCCTCTTTTCTCTTGCCTTGCGATCACGCATTATCCACAAGTCCATATTCTTTCTACGAATCCCATAAGGGGTATAGTCAAAACGTGGCCATGCAGGGAACACATAATCCTTGCCATCAATATAATCAATTATATGATCTACGTTATAGCTATCCAAATGCTCACGAATACGACGTTCATAAAGGTGGAAACCTTTACTCCAATCATAATCTTGAGGATTCTTCAAAACTTTACGTATAAAATTCAATTCATCATATCGATTAGAACGACTAAACTCGACTTCCCGTTTGTTAGCAACACTAGCAACCAAAAAGTCGTAAAATTGTTCGTTCGTGATCATTTCCAGATTGTGATAAGCGTCTGATTCATCTCGCTTATAATAATCGCCGGCAAGACAAGGTGGATCAAATACACCAATCTTCTTATTATATCCTTTCTTGTAATCCTTGAACCCTGCTTGGATTCGCATCTGACGCATGGTAAGGGCCGATGCCATAATTTCGTCTGAGGTACGAAAATTATTTGGATCTTCTTTGATCACTCTCTTGGTTTTACGCTGCTTTTTGGATATTGCGCGTACAATGCCTTTTACTTCCTCACCTGGGGACTGTAGAAGGGCATACCAATCAAAGCGCGTAAATGGTGTATCACGCACATCTACAGCATAAGCCTGCTGTATATCAGCCACACTCCATTTGCTGATCCACCCACTAATGGGACATTCAACCACCGAACTGTTCTCCGCCAAAAAGTTTACAATAGAGAAAGACATAATATATGGACACCCAAGTTTCTAGCTTGTGTCACTCCATCCGCGTTCCGCGTTCAAACTTCTGTACAAATATGCTTAAGTGAAATTAAGTAAAATGTTAGAACCAATTGTTAAAATAATATAAAGTTTCCTTTGTCCTAATTCGCCGTGTACCTTCTTAAAGAGGCCTCGCAACGATGCAGAGAGGTATTTACTTTATTATTAAAATTGATCGTGCTAACACATTTAAATAATACACCCGCACACCGATACAAAATACCGATACGACTAAACAACACCCTGTATGAGGGTTCGAAATAGTTCGTCGGGTTCCTGTAAGGGAGCTACCACTATGGGCTGCCGGGGTCTAATGCACTGCTATATCATCTTCGTAGGAACATATATAGACTTACGACTTACACTAAACCAATAATGGACACTTAAGGGGTCGAATCCTTAAATGCTTATCGCCAAGTCGACCTATCTTTTATACTAGTAATAGGAACTAGGGTTTGTATATTATTGTGGAAACCAGCCACAAACAATACAACAAAAATGACAAAAATATATACAAAAACGAGGGACATTATTAAATTACGTTACAGAACATAAAACACGTAACCAATAAGTTTTCTTGAAAATTTAAGACATAAAAGGGGGTTAAAAGATGGATAAAGAGGTTGCAAAGCAAATCATCAAAATAGATAAAAACACCATATAGGGAATTACACCTAGAATAATAAATGCTAATGAAAGAAAACACCATATAGGGAATTACATACATTTCAAAAGACTTAGATTAAAATAATAGTCCTAATTGAATCAAATACTTCGCGTGCTCTCGCAC